CCTCCTTACAGAATCGGCCGAAAGACGGGCGCCTCTGGTTGGAACTCGACAACGGGGCGCGATTTGAGGCGCGGTCGTGGGAGCGGAGTGAATCGCTGAAGGGCAAGGAAGTGGACGCCTATATTTACTGTGAGGCGTATCAGTTGCCGGGCATTGAGTGTTTCACGTCGGTGGCCCAGAATTTGCGAGCGCGACAGGGCTATGCGGTCTTCCCGACCACCCCTGATCGGCCGTGGGTGGGGATTTTTCACGAACATGGGCATGGCCATCCGGAATTTCCGACATGGGTCTGCAAATGTGGCATTGCGGCGATTGTGAATCCGTATAGTTTCGACCAGGCCGCGATGGATCGGGATCGGAATCTGCTGACCCGGGAAAAGTTCTCGATTGCCTACCTCGGGAAGCTGGGGGATTTCGTCGGGCGCGTCTACAATTATCAGCGAGGGGACCGGTTAATTGGCACACAGGAATTTCCCCAGTTATGGCATAATCCGGACAACGGGGCGGTGCGATCGAATTTAAAAATCCCTGACACGTGGCGCATTGAAGTGGGCGCGGATACCGGGACGTACTGCGCCGCCGTGATCGTCGGGGTGTCCCCGGATGGCATGGTGTATGTGCTAGATGAGGTGGTGAACTACGGATATCTGGCGAATACGCCGGAATTAGACCCCACCGCCTCGATTACGAATTGGGCCGATGCGCTCCGCCGGATGGCAACGGTCTGGAAAGGGCGCCCGATGGCGTGGGTGGATAGCAATAGCCAGTTCAAACAGGAACTCTTGCACCATGGGGTGCATTTGATGGCGAACAAACGCGGGCGTGAAGTCCGAACGGAAGTCACACGCCAATATTTCCAGCACGACAAAATCCGGCTGGCGCCATGGTTGAAGATTCTGCCCTACGAGCTAGAGAATGCGAGATGGCCGGATCAGGCAACGTCCGCTGGCCGATTTGAACGGCTGAAAGAGCATGACCATGCCGTTGATTCTCTCGAGCATGTGTTGTCGCGTCACCCGCGTGGAACCGCACAATCAAAGCGAGCGCCAGTCATTCCACCGATTGGCACGATCCAATGGTTTGGATCGCCGATTCGGAAGCGACGACCGAAGGCCCCTGTGGATACACACTTGGGAGGGCAATAATGAGCGGACGTGGAGCGCGATCGGAACGTCGGGTCGCTGAATTGGAACTCGAAGTGGCCGATTTGCGGAAACGGATGAACTTTGTGATGAACACCTTGTCTATTACGCGCAAAGACGAGGTGGGCGCGGTGCAGTCGAGATCCTTTGATGCGCTGTTTTCTCAGACAGGACAACATGACACAGCACGAACGGTGGTGGCCGAAGCTCCTCGCGTGGTGGCGACAGGATCGCCTCCTGCAACAGGTGGCGCAACTGGAACATCGACTGCGGCTGGTTGAGCAGCGGATGCCGGTCTCCTTTGCCCCGCCGGAAAGCCCCTCTCGACAGGAGCATCCGGTGCTTGTGTCGCCGGCCGATGAGATTCCACTCGAGGACTTGCCTGATAGTCACTTAGGAGCATACTGATGCCAGAGGTTACCTACACGGAACAGGGGAAGACCAAAACACGGCAGTTCGGAACGTCTGGATCCTATGAGGACGATGACATCAAAGCGGCTGAAGCCTTCGCAAAAACGGTGGATGGCACGGTCTCGCATGGCGAGGCATCGGAAGAAGCCCGATCGAGTATCGGCCGACCGACTTCAAAGTTTGCTGACTTTGTTCGCCGACAGAAAGAAGGAGTACGCGCGCCCCCGATTGAGGACATGATTCGGGAAATTCTTCCCCCTGCGTTCTTTCAGTCCCTTGAAGGGGGCCAACTCCCGATGGAAGCCGCCGACCCATCGATTGCTGAGCATGAATTGAAAAATCCGCCGAAGGAAATCCTCGAGATTCAAATGCAGTATGCTGGAAATCCGAAATCGGAAACGAATCCGAAAGCCACGGTGTACCGTCGGAAAGGATCACGCTAATGCCACATCGGCCGAAAGACCCCACTATCATTCCACGGTCTGTGCCGGAACAAGGGCCTGGTCTGAACTTGCCATGGTTGCCGCCAGGCTCTTCCGAAGAGATAATTAATCCACAGCGTGAGGGTGACATCCATCTGCCCTCGCTTTTGGAAGAGTTTATAGGCGATCGTCGAGGAGGTGGACAAGTTCACCCGATCAAGCACCGGTTAGGGGAGCTTCAATCGATGCTCGCGAAGTTGCTTGAGGAGGCCACCGATCAAGCGCCAGCATTGGAAGTGACGCGCCCGCAGCCCTCGACTGATCCGTCTGAGCGGCGAGAGGGCATTCAATCCTCGGTGACGGACGTGCAAACGGACCCCGTCGATGCCCTGATCGAAGTGTTGATGCGGTTGCAGAATCCTGAAGGCCCGGGTCGACAATCGCTCGACAAAGCCCGCCGATTGATGGACCCAAGTATTATCTCGCCGCAAGGGACAACTGAAATCCATGGAGAGCCCAGAGTCGGACGCTCTGATACATTGTCTGATGTGGAGAGTGTGCGCCGACCGACAATGCGGTCGGAGGTTCCTGAAACCACCCAAGACTATCCATGGTGGACGCAACTGGTCCCGGGCGGATGGAATCCAAAGCGTCCACCTGAGAGTGGATCGATGCGGTATCGGCGGTAACCATGGCACAGGACGAAGACGATCTTATCGAGTTCACGACGGACTATAACCGCCTCCGGGCGCAAAAGGGTCGAGAAGTCGGATCGGTTGAGCTACGCATCCTGACGAATCTGTCCTTCATCTCCGGAGAGCATTGGATCGGGACGAAGCGGAACGCGATCTTCACACGGAAGCGGGATCCTAACAAACTGTATCTGGTCTTTAATATTGCTGGACAGATGCTGGCCAAGATGATGGGGCGCCTCAGTTCCATCGCGCCAGTCTTTAAGGCCCGGGCGGACAAGCAGGATCCACGGTCCATTGCTCAAGCGAAGGTGGTTGACAAACTGATTCGGGCGTTAGATGAAAAGCTCGATCAGCCCTCACGGTCGTGGGAAATCCTCTATTGGATGTCAATTGGTGGGGTCGCGTTTGAATATGTGCCATGGGTTCCAGACGCCACGATGGAACCGTTACCACAATTCGATGAGGAAACGAACGAATTGCAATGGACGAATACACAGACCGGGGAGATTGTTCTCGAGTCGATGCGGAAGATGGCTATCGCGCAGGGCGCTCCGCAGGAACAGTTTGAAGTCGTAGAGGAAATGGTCAAAGCTGGAGATGTTGGGAGTGAAATCCTAAGCCCCTTGCAAGTGTTTATTGACTCGTCCGTACGCTCGGTGCAGGACTTGTCCCCGGATCAGGCGGTCTATATCGCCAAGATTCGGACCAAGGGCTGGCTGGAATCAAACTACGACCTGAGTGAAGAGACCATCGAGTCCATCCAATCCAGTCGTGATGTCAGGATTCTCAGCACGGAGATTAAGCAACTCGGCGATCCGACAGGCTCCGTGAATTTGCAGGATTTGATCCCACGAGTCCAAGGGAGTCAGGGCGTTGATGACCCGGACATTTCGGTCGTCGTGGAGCGATACCAACCGATCTCGAAGAATCACCCACGTGGACGCTACACGGTCTTCATTCCTGACGGGCAGGTCTTACATGATGGCGAGAATCCTTACGGGGAAATCCCTCTCGTCGATTATCACTGGTCTCCCACAACCACGAGCTTCTGGAGTAATGATTATGTCAGTGACATGATTGCGCCCCAGCGATTTCTGAACAAAAGACTTTCACAACTTGGCGAACAGGCGAATGCTTCGATTTACGCGGATGAATTGCTCGGCCCAAGCCTCAAACGTGAAGACGTGCCATCTGATTACCCGGCGCCAATTGAAAATGGCCTCAATGAAGCGGGCGTCAAGATGGTACAGCGTCGAGATCCGCCACAGTTGCCGGGCTGGTTCATGCAATCGGTTGATTTGACGATCAAGTTACTGCGGGAGATCGCTGGTGGCGTTGATTTGTTCTCGGAATCGAAATTCCCGGGACAATTGCGAGGCCCGATGGCCGTGCCGATGTTGCAGGAGATTATTGATACGCAATGGGGGAATCTCTATCAACATTTAGGGCAGCGGTTCTCAAAAGTAAAGGAAATGCGTATTAATCGGGTCAAGCAGTTCTACCCCGCCTTTCGGACCATGCACTACACCGACCGGAACATGAAAGATGAAGTCTTCATCTTCCATACCTCTGAGGTCTTGCGCTCCGGCGCGGATTATCACATTACGGTCGAGCGTGGGAGCCTGATCCCAGAGTTGCGTGCTTTACGCGAAGCAAGAATTCGCGAACACCTGCAGTCCCCCTTAAGCGTCCTATATATGGACGAACGGACAGGGCGGATCGACAAGGAAAAGATTGCCTCAGACTTGGATATGGGGGATTCTGGCCGAGAAGACCGGGAATCCACCTATCGGAAGCTCGGAATGGCCATGGTGGAACGCTTATGGGATGGGCAAGTGATTCCTGAGCATTTACCGATGCCGTTCTGGAATCTTCGTGTTGTCATGGATGAATTAGAGGCGGAAATGGCGACCACGGAGTGGTTGTCGGCCAGTACGGAAATTCAGCAAGCCTTCGTGGGGTTCTGGAACCGCTGTCGTCAGCAGTTGATGGAAGCCTCCAAACGCCGGCAGCAAGGGGCGGAACAAGGGCAGATTCAA